TTTGACTTATCAAAGTTTCGCAAAGGCGTAACAAAAAGTATTGAAGGTCTCTCTATTGGATTCAACGATCCAACTGACTGGATCAGCACAGGAAACTATGCGCTCAACTATTTAATCAGCGGTAACTTCAATCACGGTGTACCACTTGGTAAGGTAACTGTATTCGCAGGCGAATCAGGTGCCGGCAAGTCTTACATCTGTTCCGGTAACTTGATTAAGAACGCACAAGATCAAGGCATCTATGTTATTCTGATTGACTCAGAAAACGCATTGGATGAGGCTTGGTTACACGCATTGGGTGTCAAGACCACAGACGATAAAATGTTGAAACTCAATATGGCTATGATTGATGACGTGGCTCGTGTTATCAGTGACTTTGTTAAAGAATACAAAACTCTGCCAGCCGATGATCGTCCAAAGGTCATGTTCGTTATTGACTCACTTGGCATGTTGCTTACTCCTACTGATGTGAATCAGTTTGAAGCAGGTGAAATGAAGGGTGACATGGGTCGTAAGCCTAAGGCATTGACCTCTCTTGTTCGTAACTGTGTGAATATGTTCGGTAGTTTGAACATTGGTATGGTGTGTACTAATCACTCATACGCATCACAAGACCCGTACAATCCTGATGACAAAATCTCGGGCGGCGCTGGATTCATCTACGCAAGTTCTATCGTTGTAGCTATGAAGAAACTCAAGCTGAAAGAAGACGAAGATGGTTCTAAGGTATCAGAAGTTCTTGGTATTCGTGCTGGTTGTAAAATCATGAAGACTCGCTACGCAAAGCCCTTTGAAGATATTCAACTTCATATTCCATACTCAACTGGTATGAGCCCATACAGTGGATTCTTTGATCTGCTTGAGAAAAAGGGAATGATTGCCAAAGAAGGTAACCGTTACACTTACATTGATCTGAATGGTGTTGTTCATAAGTACTTCCGTAAGGAATGGAACAAGAACGCCAATGGCATTTTTGATCTGGTAATGCTGGAGTATGAAGAAAAGAATAAATCAGTAACTGCGTTGGCTACTGAGGATGAGGAAGAAGAAGGAGTAACTGAATGAGTTTAGACATGATTTCTGAAGTGTGGGAAACATTGCGTTCTCACATTGATGCTAATGATCGTAAAGATGCCGCCGATTCGTTGATCAATTTATTGATTGACCACAACTACGAAACAAGTGATATTAAATCTGAATTCAAGGGTGATAAAGATGTCATGGCCGCGCTGAAGTATTATGCTGAACAACATGAAGTTGAAGAAGAATACGAAGATGACGGCGACGACGATGAAGACAACAGCGACGACTATTAAATGAATTGGTATACGCAAATATCATCTGACCTCAGTGTGATACCTGATTTTATATCTCACCACGATGCGCAGTTATATGCTGCTAAGGTAGATGTAAAAATCTCAGGGAACATTGAGAGAAATATTGCTGCGTTACCGGGTATCACTGAACGCCTCTTCAACCAACTACAGGAAGTTGAAGCGGTGCTTGAATTTTTAAATCTACAGCTACGAAAACTACGCCGTAAGCATTTTCAAAAGTATCTGGAAGCGTACAACCGAGCATTGACAAGTCGTGATGCTGAACGATACACAGATGGTGAAGAGGAAGTAGTTGACTTTGAAACACTAATCAATTCAGTTGCTTTTTTACGCAATCAGTATCTTGGAGTCATCAAGGGTTTGGAGAGTAAAAACTTTATGCTAGGGCATATTGTTCGTCTCAGGGCTGCTGGTATGGAAGATATCTCACTTAATTAAATCGGGTAAACCTCATATTGACAAGATATGAGGTTTCCGCTATAATAGTCGTATCTTAACACAGGTACCATATGGCATACTCTCCCCCTAATCTCTCATCCATCAATACTGTTTGGGAAGACCTCTCACTGATAAGGTCTAATCCAGTAATAGACAATCCGTGGGTTCATTCAGGTCTTAGAAAAGTAGAATCATTTCAATCTACTGAAGATTTACTGGCACTCGCGGTAACTTGGAAACGATTGCGAGACAACAATATCACACACAATGTCAGCAGCTTAAAAGATGATGAATTATTTAAGTTCGTCATTGAAGAAGACCGCATTCTTGCTAATACAATCAGGGATTATTACAGCAAGAAATTAATGTTGACGGTTCTGAAGGAAATACCTCTTACTAAATTCAGAAAAGACCTGAACACCTTTATTCATGGGTCTGGGTTAGAGTTCACCGAATCAACTATTCCTCTGGTTTACCGTCTACCTGAATTTTATGAATACGATACCGCAATGGATGTATTACGAAGAGACTTGGTCAGCATTCCCTCAACGCAAAGCTTTAGTAAAGGATCCGACTCACTTATCCCAGTAAAGTATTTTAAGAGAAAACTAGCAGGTAAAGTGCGACATGAATATTGGCTCAAGACAGCCAAGAATCACAGTGCTATGATTTTAATTGATGATGTCAATCCACTTCAGCATATGTGGGACCGTGAATTTGCCAAGGACCATATTGACATTGCTGCCAATTATATAATTACCAAGCGTGATGACTTTTCCTTTTATACATTGAAGAAATGGCAATTAGTGGTTGACTGATAATCCAAAAGGTGTTATAATAGATACTTAAACAGCAACAAGGTCACTATGAAATCACTGAAACAGTCACAAAAAGTTCGCATTATCGTATCCGGTGTTGCGATTTACACGACAGTGAAACAGCTTCGCTTTGGTCTGTTTGGGTTCGCAAACCAAAATCTTGCTGCTAATCAAGCCTTGGATGCTCTTGAATCCATGCGTAATAGCAAGGGTTCAGCGGCTGACAGCACCGTCGGTCTTGCTGGAACTTGGTCACAGCTTCAAATTCAATTGGATATTCTTTAAATTTCGGTTGACATTAAATCATTTTGGTGATATAATAGACTCATAGACAGCGACAAACAGGACTTAAAATGAACGAACGCATTAAAGAACTCATTAATCTGAGCGGCATTGAAATTCGGAGAAACTATGATGAAAATGGGTCTACCCCTGCTGAATTACAAAAGTTCGCCGAGTTGATCGTGAGAGCGTGCGCCGATGCCGCAGACATGGCGTATGATGCCCGGTGTAGTGACGTAGGCGACTATGTTGGAGAGCAGCTTGGTTATGGTGAAGAACACGGCATCACTGCGTGGCGGCACAGAACCGAAGAATGAATTGTTGGCAAATTTCGGTTGACATTTAATCCGAAATCTGATATAATAGATACTTAGACAGCAACAAACAGGACTTAAAATGAACATTGGCACTATCATCAAATCGTTTGACTTCCCCGGTAATTTGAACTGCTACATGGTTGGTACAGTGACTAAAGTAGAAGGTGACTTTATCACTTGTGATACAATCAAGCAAGTATTCGACGGTAAAGCATTGCCCAATGAACAATTCAACAAAGAATTCCGTACAGTAGCACAAGGCTCTGGAATGTTTGATGCTACATTTCAACGCATCGTTGAACTGGCATAATATGTTTCGCAAATTACTTTCAATCCAGTGCGTTGAATGTCAGGAAGTTCGCGTTTGGTTCTGGCAACGACAATGTTCTTTTTGCGATCCTGGCGAAGGCAAAGTATCGACTTGACATTAAATCACTTTTCTGCTATAATAGACTCTTAACTTACTTACTCTGAGAAATAAAATGAATCAAACTACTAAACAATCTTCTACTGGTGGCGTTATCACTTACACAAAGACCGGATTGATTCACAAACAAAAATAAAGATTGACGATAAATCATTTTTCTGATATAATAGATACTTAACAACAAGGAATCAACATGAGTAAAATGAGCGAATTGGATCTGACTATTACTGAATACCTGGAAGAAGGTGATAATGTTTATCGTATTGCGTCAGTGCTGAATGTTCCGCTGGAGCAGGTTCAAGAAATTGAAGCACGATTGTTCTCACTTGAAAATGTGCCATACGAAACTTATATTCATTACGGTTGACATTAAATCATTTTGGTGATATAATAGATACTTAAACAGCAACACATAGAAAGATATAGCATGAAAATGTCACTCACTGAAATCAATACTTTGATGGTTCAGGGTAATACTATTGTTTCTGAGTTACCAACTAGTGAGGGCCAAGTCTCTCGTGTTATTTTTGGCAAGAACTTTCAGGGCCTACGCATCCCAGTATTGCGTAAAGCACCATATATGGGACCAGCAAGCATCATGTGTGGTACTAAACTGTATTTTGTCGTGAAAACTAGTGACAAGTCTTATGAGATTCACAAATCTAAAACTGCTTACATGCGTTTTCAAAAACAAAAGTAAAATAAAGTGCCCAAAACTTGACATTAAATCATTTCGGTGATATAATAGATACTTAAACAGCAACACATAGAAAGTTATAAATGGCAACAGTTCGCATTCTCTCTGGCACGTATCGTAATCAGGCAGTTATTGACAAAAGCTTTACACTTGTAAAGGGATTTCAGACTTCTAAAACTGGCAGTTATGTGACAGTTCAGAATGATGGACAGTTTGCGATTGATATCGCAGTTGTTAAAGTTAAAGTAGACAGCATTGAACAAATTGAATTTATTGATGGGGCTCCCGAGTTGACAACTAATATTAAAACAGTTACAGAGACTGATGTAGAAGCAATGGACCGTATTGCTAGTCGTTTTTCAGTTCTTGATGAAATGTCCAGCGCATGTATCGCAGGTAACATTCGTGCGATGATTGTTACTGGTCCTCCGGGCGTAGGTAAATCTCACGGTGTTACTTTACAAATGGAAAAAGCATCTATGTTTGACAAAATTTCTGGCAAGCGTCCTCGCTTTCAGATTGTCAAAGGTGCTATGTCAGGCATTGGTCTGTTCGCAACATTGTACAAATACTCTGATGCTAAAAATGTGCTGGTGTTTGATGACTGTGATGTTTGGGAAGATCAAGACGCATTGAACGTGTTGAAAGGTGCTCTTGATTCTGGTAAGACTCGTAGAATTTCTTGGAATAAAGATTCTCGTCTGTTGCGCGAAGAAGGTGTGCCGAATACTTTCAACTTCAATGGCTCTATCATCTTTATTACCAATCTCAACTTCAATGATCGTCGGTCCAAAAAGATTCAAGCTCACTTGGATGCGCTTCAATCTCGTTGTCACTATCTTGATCTGACTATCAATACTGAACGCGATAAAATTCTGCGTATCAAACAAGTACACCGCGATGCTGATGGTGGTCTGTTTGCTAGCTATGATTTTGATAACAACGAAGGTGATATGATCGTTGAATTCATGGAGCAGAATAAAGATAAATTGCGCGAAGTGTCGATGCGTATGGGACTGAAGATTGCTGACTTAGTAAAAATTAGCCCACACAATTGGAAGGTACTTACCCAAGCAACTTGTATGAGAGCATAACAATTTCTGTCACACATTAAAGGGACTAAGGTCCCTTTCTTTTCCTTTATACTTGTATTATTTTTTAGAGTCTGTTATAATCATAGTATGGAATTACAAACATCAGAACATCTAATATATTTTATGAAGCATAATCTACGCCTGAGTAGATATGATCAGAGATTCTTAGAAAATTTAGAAATACTAATTCTTCATGAAAATAGAGTTACCACCAATCAAGTAACGCTATTACATAAAATAGTCAATACGTATCATAGACAGTTTATTAAATATGACATGTTTATTGAAGCATTAGTAAAGCTTCCGTGGAACGTGCCTCTTGTAACTAGCTCTCCTGAATATGTTGATACATACATCACAATTGAGGCTGCCGGCGAGGTGATAACGTGTAAAACTCCTTATCATAGAGCCTTTATACAAACTTTTAGTAAATCAACTGAGCATTCATTTAAATGGGACAATGATGCGAAAATTTACAGCACATCGTTCAGCACTGGTAATCTAAAATTCATTGTTGATACAACTAAAAAACACTTTAACAATATACACCTCTGCCCAATAACTACACATCTTCTAGCTGAACTATGCGAATTTGAAGATGTTAAATACTGGACACCCACGCTGGTGTATTCAAATGGGCTATTGTTTATTGCGGCAATCAATGAAGCATTGTATAATGCGTTATCACATATTGAGTTAGCAGTTGATCCGATAACACTGTCTGAGCTAGTACGGTACGGTATCACCATAGATAAATCTGCGTTGGAAAGATGTACTGATGTCATAGCATCTTTCGCCTCACTCTATAGCCCAGTAGTTGAACTAAGTGAGGTACAAGACATTGTTCCATGGCTACAACAATTAAAATGTGATTGTGTTTATTTCTCCGGCGGCCCTATATTGACAACAGGTAAAGCAGCACTACGTAAGTTGCTACATAGCGTAGATATAGCGTGTCATGAAGTTGGTGACCCAAAGACTGCTGTTGGATCATACTTCTTTCCAGTTATACTGAGATTTAGGGCAGTGTCCGATTTGTCATATGAGCCATACAAAGTGGCTAAAGTAATTAAATTAGTGGACTCACGTCCTATAACAATAAGGTAATAATGAAGAAATGTACGATACATATATCTGATGAAGTCAATTGTAAGATTTCAGGATTAGAATTAAGTGAACGCAAGGCACTTATGAAATTATTTGAATATGAAATCCCCGGGGCACGATTCTTGCCTGCGGTCCGTCTAGGTAGATGGAACGGTAAGATGAGTTATTTTAGCCTTGGGGGAAGTACTTTCGTAAATCTCCTGGAAGAAATTATCCCTGTACTTGATCGTATTGGATATGACATTGAGTTGGATGATACCAGAGAGTATCGCACTAACTTTGAGTTCTCTCCTTGTACCGAAGACACATTCAAGCACAAGACTTGGCCCGTTGGTCATCCAGTCGCTGGTACACCTATCGTATTGCGTGATTATCAAATTGAACTAATCAATAACTTTTTAAGTAACCCAGCGTGTCTACAAGAGATTGCGACAGGCGCCGGTAAGACAATTATGACTGCGGCACTTAGTTACAATATTGAGCCATATGGACGTAGTATTATCATTGTCCCTAACACCAGCTTAGTAACACAGACCGAGAAAGATTATATCAACTTGGGGCTTGACGTAGGTGTATACTATGGTGGACGCAAAGAGATTGGCAAGACTCATACAATTTGTACTTGGCAGAGTTTGAATGTGATGTTGAAGAATACTAAGTCAGGTGAAGCAGAAGTTAGTATTCAAGACTTCTTGGAAGGTGTTGTATGCGTTATTGTTGATGAAGTTCACCAAGCAAAAGCAGACGCCCTGAAAACATTGCTGACTACGGTAATGGCTCAGGTTCCTATTCGTTGGGGATTGACAGGTACTATTCCTAAAGCAAAGATGGAAAGTCAAGCTCTATTCGTTAGTCTTGGTCCAGTTATCAACAAGCTATCAGCAAGCACTTTACAAGAACAAGGTGTACTGGCAAACTGTCATGTCAATGTTGTACAATTACAAGATAAAGTTGAGTTCCCTAATTATCAAACAGAGTTAAAGCATCTGCTGGAAGACTCTGTTCGTTTAGATACAGTAGCAGGTCTTATCAACAAACTGAAAGAAAGCGGCAATACACTGGTTCTAGTTGACCGTGTGAATGCTGGAACTGAATTAGTCAATCGTATCCCTGATGCTGTGTTTATCAGCGGTGGTACCAAGGCACAAGTAAGACAAGAAGAATATGACAAAGTGTCCGTGGAGTCTGG